CGATCCGCAGCGACTGGCCTATGAGGCAGGTCGCCGCGATTTGGCAGTGCAGTTGCTGACCCTGATGGGGGTCGGAGCTTATGAGTTGATGAGCCTTATGGAGGACAAGAATGTCGGGTGAAAACGCTGGTGCCGAGGCCGGCGCCGAGGGTCAAGGTGCCGGCACGGCGCAATCGAAATGGTTCGAAAATGATCGCTTTGACAGCGATGCGCGCGGTTTCATCGACGCAAAGGGCCTGGCGCAGGTCGAGGACCCGGCCGAGGCGATTTCCCGCCTGATCGGCATGGGCCAGGCTGCCGACAAGCGCTTTGGCCGCCCGCTGGACAGCGTGATTGACAAACCCGCCGACGGTCAGGGCCTCAACGAATGGCGCCGTCAAAACGCCGGCGTGTTTGGCCTGCCCGAAAAGGCAGAAGGCTACGACGTCTCGCGGCCCAAGGACCTGCCTGACAGCATTGTCTGGGACAAGGATATGGAAAGCCAGTTCCGCAACGTCGCGTTTGAACGCGGACTGTCGCAGGATGATGTTGCGGCGCTGACCGGGCTCTATGCCGGCCAGGTCAAGAAGATCATGACCGATGCCGATCAGGCCGTCACCCGCGCCAATGACAGCATGATGGCCGAGCTGAAGCAACAGCATGGCGACAAGCTGGATGAGATGATCGCCTCGGCGCGACAGGCCGTGCAGGTGGTGGGCGAAAAGGCCGGCCTGGACAATGCCGGCATTGAGGCAGTCGCCGCCGTGATGTCGTCGAAGATCGGCGATGCCGCAACGATCAAGTTTTTTTCCACCCTGGGCGCGGCGATGGGCGAGGATAAGGGGCTTGGCTTTGGTAAAGGCGGCGGTGGCGGGATGTCGCCGTCCGAGGCCCAGCAGAAACTGGACGATTTGCGCAAGCCCGGCGGCGAATTCTATGAGGCGAAAACCGCTGCGGCGCGCGAAAAGCTTTATCCCGAGATCGAGCGCCTGTCGAAAATCGCGGCGGGCGGAAATGGCTGACCTGTATGGCGCCATCGCGCGCGCCCGCGCGTCCATGATGATGCGCGGGCATGCCGATCTGGAACTGCATCTGGGCCCCGACGCCGAGGCCCAGATCAAGCGAGAAGCTGCCCCGTTCGACCCTTACGACGATCTGCCGGTCCAGCGCCCCCGGCGGATGCTTTACATGCCCGTGGTCAACCGCACGGACATGGAAGGCTGGGCAGTCGTGCCGGCGCATTCCTGATCTTTCAGCAAAGGAAAGAATATGCACATCAAGATCCACACCGGGGCGGTCCCGGACGGAACAACCCCCATCCTGCCCGAAAGTGCCCAGCTGGTTCGCATGGGGTTCAACCCCTCGAAGATCGAGGCTGTTGATCGTATCAAGGCGCTGGCTGCGGCCTTGGTTTCGGAATGTGAGATCATCCGCAAAGGTGGCGGCGCGGGGGCACGCGAAGCCGCCGTCGCGATCACCCAGATCCAGGGCGCCAGCATGTTCGCCGTCGCGGCGGCGACCGCCGAACTCCTCTAAACGTGACGATCGCATAAAATATTTGTAGCGATCCCGGCCCATCTGTGCTGTTTTCAGGCGCAGGCGGGCAACCCCAAGCGGGTCCGCTGACGGGCCGGAACAGTCGGCACGGGTAGGCTCCGCAAATGCCAGAGCGGGTCCGCAGCGCGGGCAACCCCTTCGAAAACTCTCAACATTGTCAGTTTTAGGAGGGGACATGTCCCTGGAAGCCAGGCTTGAGGCGCATCACGTCCAGATTTATCGGGACAATGTCCAGATGCGCGCACAGCAATTGGATAACCCGCTGCGTGCCGCGATCACGGAGGTTCCCGCCAGTGGCGAAGCGGTGAGCGCCTCTGATCTTGTGGGCAAGGTGAAGGCCATCCGACGTACCGGTCGGGATGCGCGCAACATCGACAACGTGCCGCAAAACAGCCGGCGTTGGCTCTTGTTTCCGACAGAGAGCTATTCCGGCCAGCACTTTTTCACCGAAGACAAGCTGCGCCAAATTCGGGATCCGCAATCCGTTGGGATCAGCACCCACACGGCGGCGGTAAATCGCGATATCGCCGACAAGATCCTCGGGATCGAGGAGGTCGCGGATAAAACATTCGCACTGACCGAAGGCGGCATCCTGGGTGGCGCAGTCGATGGCAAGGGGCCTGGCGGCGCGCGTGTTCAACTGCCTGCAAGGTGCTTTACCGCGCACGGCGGAACTGGCCTGACCCTGCCCAAGCTGATTGCGGCAAAGGAGCGCCTGAACACCGACGACTTCGGGCTCGAAGAAGAGGACCCGATGTTCTGCGCGATCACGCCCCGGCAGGTCACCGACCTGCTGAACATCGCAGCGCAGACCGGTGCAAGCCTGAACCAGTTCGACATCGACCAACTGAAAACCGGCAAGCCGACCACTCTGCTGGGCGTCACTTGGATCAGAACGAACCGGGTGTACAAGACGCAAGCTGGGGTCCGCTGGTGCCCGATGTGGAGCAAGCGAAATATTGTCATGGGCGTCTGGAAGGATATCAGTGGCGATATCTGGGAAGACACCAGCATGAACAAAACCCCTTACGGACGGGTGAACGCCTACGTCGATGTCGTGCGCATCGAGGATGAGGGCGTTCATGTCATCGAATGCGGGGAGGCCTGATCCATGGCTGTGGTGAACCTGAAATCCTCGTTCTTCCGCGATGCCGCAAACCGGCTCGGCGATCCGATCGAAAAAGCCGGGCGCCTGGTGGTGATCACCGGGACCGTGGCGGCTGCCGCCACCGACAGCGCGCTGTCCACCTATCACCTGTGTGACCTGCCGTCGGACTGCCTGCTGCACGATCTGACGGGCTTTCGCGTTGATGGCTGGGCCTTTGCCCAGGTCAATATCGGCACCCGGACGAACAACGTCGCGCTGGCAACCGTGGCGCGGGCGGCCGGAACCAACGTGCGTCCTGTCGCCTTCGGCGATGCCAAACACGGGAAGCGCCTCTGGGAGGTCCTTGGCCTGGCCTCGGATCCCGGGGCGTGATCGGGCTGTATCTGCACGCCAGTGCGGCGGCCACCGCGGCGGGCACCTGCCCGTTTCAGGTGGTCTATCTGGCGCGCTGATCCGCCCCAACTGCAGGCCGGGCGAAAGCCCGGCCCTTTCCCTTTCCCGGCGGGGGCCAGATGCCTGAACCAATTGCCACATCGAGGATTGCCGCGCAGGCGTTTCTGCTCATGGAACTGGGGCCGATCTCGTCATTTGCGGATGACACGCCGCAGGCGCAGGACGCGGCGCGGCAATACCCGGCCGCGCGGCGCATCTGCCTGGAAGCCTGCGACTGGTCGTTCGCAAGCGTGATCGCTGATTTGCCGGAAGCCACCCTGCCGGCCGGAACGCCCCCATCTGCGAATTTTCCGCACCTGTTCCGCCTGCCGCCCGACTGCCTGAATGTGCGCGAGGTCACCCCGCCATGGATCGACTGGCGACTTGACGACGATTTTCTGCGCGCCAATTGCGCCGGCCCGCTATCGCTGCGTTATACGTCCGACCTGACCAATGAGCTCCGTTTCCCCGCCACATTCGGCCAGGCCGTCACCTACAGGCTTGCTGCGATGCTGGCACCGCGCTGGGTCGGCGCAGCCAATCGCCTGAAAGATCTCGAAGACGGTGCCGAGGAATATCTGCAAAAAGCGATGAGGACAGGTGCGCGTCATGCCTCGGCGGCGCGCTATGACGGCGAGCCGCATCATTGCGACTGGGTCAACGAGGCCCTGCGATGACGCGGTCAAGCCCCGCCCAGGTCGCGTTTTCAAGTGGCGAAATCTCGCCCCTGCTGCGCGCGCGCTTTGATTATCAGCGGTTTCAGACCGGGCTTGCCGTCTGCAAGGGCTTCGTGCCGATGATGCAGGGTGGTGTCACCCGGGTGCCCGGCACCATTTACAGGGGCGAGACGCGCGGCAATGCAAAGGCACGGCTGATCCCTTTCGAGTTTGCAGCGAATGATGCGGTGGTGCTTGAGTTCACAGCCAACCGCATGCGGGTCTGGCGTTACGGCCAGTTGGTCAACGGCAGCGGCGCCAGCACGCCTTATGAGCTGGCAACGCCTTTCGGGTCCGACAGCCTCGATCGGCTGCAATGGGTCCAGTCGGCCGACGTGATCTGGATCACGGATGGTCTGCGCCCTATCCAGCGACTTGCCCGCTATGGGCTCAATGACTGGACCATCGCCGCCGTCAATTTCCGCACCGGCCCGTTTCGGGTGCAGAACCTGGACAAAGCCTTGCGCATCCAGGCGTCTGGAACGACCGGAAACATTACCCTGACTGCTACCGCACCGATATTTGCCGCTAACCACGCTGGCAGTCTGCTGCGGTTGGAACCGCAGAACAATTCCGACATCGCGCTATGGACTGGCAACACCGAAATCGTCAATGGCGACAAGATGCGCTATGACGGCCGGGTCTATCAGCTGATCGCGTCGGCCAATAATTCGGGCGTCAACCCGCCGCAACATCGCGAAGGTATCGAGATGACCAGCCACAACCCCGTGGTGCGCTGGCTATTCGTGTCGGACATGGTTGGCGTTGTGCGCATTACGTCGGTGACCAGCAGCACCGTTGCATCGGCGACGGTGATCAGGACGTTGCCAGATACGATCCAGGCCGAGGGGACCTATCGCTGGTCTGAAGGGGCGTGGTCGGCGCGCTATGGGTATCCCGCGGCGCTGGAACTGCATGAGCAGCGGCTTGTCGCGGCCGCCACGCCCAGTGACCCACGCACCCTGTGGTTTTCCACGGTTGGCGATTTCGGCGATTTCGAGCCGGGCTCTGAAGCTGACAACAGTTTCGCATATTCGATCGCCGGCGGCTCGTCGGTCAATCGGGTCTTGTGGCTGAAATCCGGTCGTGACGGTCTGCATATTGGTGCGCTTGGCGAAGAACACTCATCGATCCTTCCCGATCGGGGTCAGCCGCTTTCCGCGACCAATATCGCCTTCAGGTTCGGCA